AAGACGTTTTAAAGCTCCAGTAAAAGCATCTATTACTACTGTTTTAACACCAGAAGAAGATCCAGATTTATTTGTCAATTTCATCATGTTAGCAACTAATGCCATTTGAGTAAAAAATTGAATAAGTGTTTGTGCTGTTCCTAATGGATCTACATTTTTAATAGCGGAAGGTAAATCCATTCCTGTTGTTCCAGCTATCGTTGGATCATTCGCCTTTGGTGCAAACATGTCCCTAGCAGTATTAACACCAGGTTTTCCTTCTCCGTTATTTGTAAACCTAGCTTCATTGTATTTGTCATTATCTGTATCGAATACATTACCAAACAAGTAATTAAAAGGGTTTTTACCTCTATTGTCAGCAATAGTTTTTTCAGGATCTGGAACATTACCAGCTTTTACTAAATCAGTTCCTTTAGTTTCTGGTTTAACGCCTTCTTTACCACCAGTGTTATCAGTTGGATCACGAGGTTCATATGCTCTTGGGAATGTTCCAAGTATAACCATATGTTTTTGAGTTTCGTCTAGAAAAGCACCAAACACTCTTGATCCAACTACAGTTCCATGTGGCAATGTTCCAACACCACCAGTTGAAGCAGATGTTACTGGTAATAATGGTAAAGCCCACTGAAGGTTTTCATCTTTAAATTTTTGTTCGTTATCATTATAACCATACACACGCACCTGAACCTTACCTTGATGGTCTGGATCTTTTACGTTTCTTATCTCACCGAAGAAAAATTCAATGTGTTTCATTTATTATATCCTGCTTTTACCGCTTCTACAATCATAGTATATCTTGGCTTATTGCCTTCTGGCAAAATTCTATGTCTTATTCTGACAATCAAAACTTTATCGTTTATCTGAGTTTCGCCGTCATCTTGACCAGCGTCTGCTTTTTTTGGAATTTTAAGAGTTACAACATCGCCAATTTTAATTGCTGGGTTACCATGAATTTCAAACTTAACCGTATTTTGTGCTAATAGTGCTAAGAATCTAGCACGTGCTGCTTGCGCCTGCGCGAGCTGAGTTTTGTTTTTGTCCATTGCCACGTTAATATAACCAACACTTCCACCATCAGCGCCTACTTTTGGTTTTGTGTTTTTATCTTGATTATCAATCTCATTTAATTGAGCTCTCCAAGAATCATAAGTTCCAAGTGTTTTAAATTCTTGTTTTTGCGGATCAATTGTATTTTGTTTACCTGTTTGAATATTATAATTGTTCATAGCTTTAGCTGACTTAGCTAACTCTGCTGAATTAAAAGACGAAGGCACATCAATCCATATCAAATTATGCATTTGATCTCCATCAGTTGTAGTCCTCGAGCCAACCGTATTATCTTGTTTGAACTCAAATTTAGAACCTTGAGTCATCAAATATTCAAAAGTACAAAATTTGTATTTTTCTGTTCCACCTTCGTACGTTGGAAATAAAACATAAGCAGAAGATTTATACTGTTGAGAAACATGCTGTTCTCTAATTCTTTCTATAAATCTAAAAACAGTTTGAGCATTCATTGGTATATAATGGGGAATAGTTGGATCTGGTGTATCTACCTCTTTATCACTTATTTCTTTCATAGCATTTTTAACAATAGTACTTGAAGGCGTATTAGGGTCTTCGCATTTTTGTATATGAGAAGAAACATTCTTATTAATCTCTTTACCTATCATTTTGATAGTGTATGTCTTGTGCTTCATAGCACCTTTGTTTTCTGCTGTGTTATCTGAAAGATCTGCGTTGTCGAATGTTTCTAGTGTTAGAGAAACTGTTTCGCCCCCAGGAACTGTAAATTTTATATTAACATCTTGATGGGCTGTTATATTATATGTACCCAAAGCATCGTTTTCATCTAACACTTCTATATCTGCAGCAACAACTGGAGATAAGATATCGTAATAAACATTGAACTCTAGCTTCTTAGCTTTTTTAGAGTCAAGTAAATCTAAATTACCTTTTTGTGTTTTTATAGAAAATGTTTTAAATTCTATATCACCAGGAGAGGCTGTTGTCATTATTTCAACACATCAGTTAAATTATCTGCGATTTGTTTTGCATACTTTTTGTCTAAAACTTTTATTGTTTTATTATATGCATTTTTATCTTCTTCATATTGGTAATACGAAATTGGTTTCCAGTAAGATGCTTCTATTGGATCAATAATATCAATAATTGTTTTACACTGTGTAAAATTAGATTTAATTTTACTTTCTTTTCCTAATATGTAACTAACACCAACATCTATAGTAGAAACAGTAGTTCCAGTAACATGACGAATATAAAGGTTATTATCTGATTGATTCATAACCTGCCCAGAACCAATTGTGTTATTATTGAATACAATATCACAAATCTCATCATGTTTAAACCCAGTTTTTTCAACGACATAAGCTTTAACAGAATTAGTGTTTTTAATTTCAGAAATTTGTTTTCTCTTATATGCTATAATTCTTTTAGAATTTTGATAATCTGGTTCCCAATATTTCTTCAAATTTAACTCTAATGATTCATATCTACTCACTGTTATTTCGTCAGCATTTTCCCAGTTACATTCAAAATGTTTAATTTTGGTTTGCGCTAATTCAACAGTTCCGTATTTCTTTTGAATGAACTGTTTGAAAGTATCATAATCTAAATACCACTCATAATATGGGTCAACTATCTGGTTACCAAGATAAACTACCCAATCTTTATATTGATCATCATAATAACGATAACCAAATTGTTCTGCTCTTTCATAAGAGCTTATTTCATATGGATAAAACAAATAAGGATTTTTAAGTATGTTATTAAGAAAAACAATACGCTTCGTAATATCTACAGCTGCAGTATTATTGTAATTTATAACAGGAAAATTGTTAAAATATCTATCTTGTGACATTTATTTACCTAAAGGTTTGTATAATCGTTTTGAGACCAAAGTTCAATTTCTTTTAACTGAACAGCTAAATTAACAATAGTTGGAGTTCCATCTCTAAAAAATGATGGTGTTCCGCCGCCACTATAGTCAACAGAAACAGCTGAAACAGCGCACGGTTTAAATTTAAAAGTAAAATCAGTCACAGGATATAAATCTACTAAAAGAATATTAGGATACCCAAGTAATGGTCCTCTATAAGTAGGTAACATATTAGCTTTAAAATAATTTATTATAGTCATAAGATTGTTTGATTCTTCTTGTCTATTTGGAGTAAAAGTCCACTGTAATGTGTGCTCTTTAAAATTACCAGACTTAAATAGCATTGTTAAAAACGGATTAACTGCATAACCAAATTGTTGCAATCCTATCGGTATTGCGTTTTGTACACCCTGTAAAGCAAATCCAGTTGCGCCTCTAGATATTTGAGATAAAAGGTTAACAGCTCCAGTTGCACCTAAAACGGACACATTTTCTACTGCACCTGCTATATCGCCTTCAGAAAAACCTTCAATTGCAGCAGCAGCTATACCGCCTTCTACAGCTTCCCATGTGACAGTCTGAACATCGTTAATTTTCTTTGGTAATGGTAAACATATAGAACCAAGAGGTCTTAAAAAAGGCGCATTAAAAACTGATGGTCTTTCATACTGTACGAATTGAATTTGCGAGTAAAAATTGTTTCTGCTGTCTTTAATTAAATCTGATGGAAAAGAAAGAGAAATATTTCCAGTTCTGGGCGCCATCGGAAATCGCGAGGAATTAGCTTTATTTTCAGTTTTGTTTAATGTTGGAGCGCCTAAAGCGTTTTGATTACCAAATGCCATGGAAAACCTTTTTTTACGAATAAATATCTATAAGTATTTATTAGAACAGAGTAAATTATGAAAACATATAAGGGATTTTTTAAACCAATAAACCCACAGAAATATAAAGGAAACCCTCAGAATATTATTTATCGTTCTCGTTGGGAACTTAAATTTATGATTTATCTTGATAAAGATGATAGGGTTATTAGCTGGGGCTCCGAAGAAATAATAATACCATATCGTTCGCCAATTGATGGTAGAATTCATCGTTACTTTACAGATTTTATTGTTACTAAAATAAATAAACATGGAAACAAAGAAACTGTTATAATTGAAATTAAACCTTCTAAGCAAACCAAACCTCCAGAAAAACAAAGTAAAATAACTAAAAAGTATATCACGGAAGTTACTACTTGGGGCGTTAATGAAGCGAAATGGAAAGCTGCTACTGAATATTGTATTGAACAAGGTTGGACGTTTCATATATTTACTGAGAAAGAATTAGGAATCAAATGGTAGATTTAGTACAAGATATTTTAGATAATGGTACTTCAACAATTACAGAATCTAAAGATTCAGTAACATGGTTTAAAAATAAACTTGAAGAAATGAAAGGTAAAAAAATAGTTTTTAATAAAAAATCATTTCCAGAAATAGGAAAAATGTATCTTTTTGTTTATGATGCAAAACACAAAGCAACACTACCATTTTTTGACGTTTATCCTTTAGTGTTTCCTGTAGAATATTATTCTGATGGGTTTCTAGGAATAAATTTACATTATCTTCCACCCAACGCAAGACTTGGGCTTCTTGACTCTCTATCATCTATTGCATCAGACAATAAATATACAGATAATACAAAACTTAATATTTCTTATAGTGTTTTGAAACAAGCTTCTGATAGATTTGGTAATTACAGCGATTGTGTAAAACGATATCTTTTTGGACAAGTTAGAAGTGGGTTTAATTATGTTAGTCCAACTGATTGGCCAAAAGCTGCTGTGTTGCCATTACATAAATGGAGTATTAATACCGATATGCGCTACAGAAAATCTTCTCCACCATACTAAGGACAAAAATGCCTTTTAATATAGAAAATTTTAAATCAAATTTAGATGAGTATGGTTATTTACAAAATAACAAATATGAACTATTAGTATCTCCGCCTAGAATGTTTGAAACAGCTTCACTGACCACAGAATCAACACAATCTTCACCATACGACATTATGCGCAATTTAAAATTTCGTATAGATTCTGTAAAAGCTCCAGGGATTCAACTCTTATCGGCAGACAACAACAGATATGGTGTTGGCCCTACTCAAAAACAACCATTTAATGCACAATTTAATGAACTTGGATTTTCTTTTGTTTCTGATGTGTTCGGAGAGCTTTGGCAATATTGGTATAATTGGATAAGGGAAATTTATCAGTTTAATGGAAGGGATGGAAATTCTGATACACTAGCTGGATATACTTCTAGATATAAAGAAGAATATGCAACATTCATTCAATTAATAATTTACAATAATGAAGGGGATATAGTTCAATCGTTTAATTTTTATGATGCTTTTCCGACTTCTATAAACGAAGTTCCTCTTTCTTGGAATGACGCGAATCAACTGGTAAGAGTTGGTGTTACCATTTCATATAAAGAATTTACTATTCAAAGTTCTACTATTCAAGGACCTAATTTGTCTTAATTATGGAGTTATATAATGTCTTTGCCTAAAATTACGTACCCAACATATAATATTAAAATACCTTCTTTAAAAAAGAATATAAAATTTAGACCTTTTCTGGTTAAAGAAGAGAAAATTCTTCTGATGGCTAAAGAGTCAGACAAATATGCTGACATTTTTTCGGCTGTTAAACAAATAGTTGATGTTTGTTGTTTGGATGATAGTATAGATGTTGACAAGTTAACATTATTTGATTTAGAATATATTTTTATCAAACTTAGATCTTTTTCAGTTGAAAACATAATTAAGGTTTCTTATAAAGATCTAGAAGATGAAAAAAATTACGAATTTAATATTGATTTGAATGAAATTGAGGTTAAATTCCCAAAGAAAATTGACAACAATATAAAAATTACAGATAACCTTGGAATAATTATGAAGTATCCTTCTGCTGCAATTTACGATGATAAAGATTTCTTAGATTTAGATAAAGATTATCTTTTTGAATTGATTGTTAGATGTGTAGATAAAATTTATGAAGATGACAGCGTATTTGAAGCGAAAGATTACTCTAGAAAAGAAATTGGTGAATTTCTAGAAGGATTAAATTCAAAAACATTTGCAGAAATACAAGAATTTCTTGTAAATTCCCCAAAGCTAGAACATATAATTAAATACAAAAATTCAATTGGTAATGAAAGGGAAATAACGTTAAATTCGTTGAATGATTTTTTTACGTTTCGCTGAGTCATAATACATTAGAAAATTATTATCATTCTGTATTTACTTTAGCTCAGCACCATAAATACTCTATTAGCGATATTGAAAATTTGATGCCTTTTGAACGTGATATCTATATACAAATGTTAATTGCTTACATTAAAGAAGTAGAAGATAAAAAAGGAAGATAGATATGGCTAAATTTGGGTCAAACATAGATGATGAACCAACACCACCTGTAGAAAGAGTTGTTCCTCCAAAACAACAACCAGTGACGGAAACAGTTATTATTAACACAACAGTTTCTTCAGCCCCTCCGCCTCCAGTAACACCAGCGCCAGTTACACCTGCACCTGTTGCTACTAGTGCGCAGTCACAAATGGTTTCAGCAGAAGCGCAAGCTGAGATGGACAAAAAGGTATTGGATTCTCAACTAGCTAAACAAGACGAACACTGGATGAAAGCATATTGGCGTCCTGCAATGGGGTGGCTCTATATGCTTATGTGTTTCTGTGACTTTGTTGCGTTCCCAATTATTTCTATGTTTATGCCTATTATTTCAAAACTACCATATGTAGCTTGGCAATCATTAACACTTTCAAATGGTGGATTGATCCACTTAGCGTTTGGTGGTATTCTTGGTGTTACTGCTTATGGAAGAACTCAAGAAAAGATTAACAAATAATGGCTGAGCAATTAAATCTTTCTGGGCTTTCGCAAAAAATAGAAAACTTTTCAGCGGAAGCTAGAAACCAAACAACTTCTTTTAGACAAAGTGCCAGCGAGCATAATCGTTCAATAACGAAATTCGTTAAGGATATCGCTAGTCATTTCACTAAACAAAATGGTTCTTTAGAAGATATATCTATAAGTATGAAGGAAGCTACAGAAGCATCTGCTGCTGTTTCTAGAAAAATTGATAATCAGAGTTCAGTAATTAATCAATCTATTAATATCCAATCAAATATGTTAAATGAATTACAAAGAATGAATGGAACTCTGGCACAAGTTGTTAGAGAATTAAAAGACAACAGTAAAACAGAAGGTGAGGGCACTGGAGGCGGAGGCGCTAAAGGTATAATGTCTTCAATTGCATCTTTCTTTACAAAAAGAAATTTAGCACTAGCGGGTGGTGCTGCAGCAGTTGTAGGTGGGGCAGTTGGCGGTTATAATGCTGGTTCAAAACCTAATCAGAGTAATCAAAATCAATCTTTCTTAGACCCAAAAAATAACACTGATGATATTGATCCTGATGTTCTTAAAAAATATGATGGAAAACAATTACCAGCATCCATAAGATTAAACAACATGGGTGCTATGAGTATCGGAAATTCTGGTAAAAACGATTTTGTTCAAAATATGCCAGGTTATGTTGGTATGACACCCAGACCAGCAAATGAAGGTGGTTTCTACGCACAATATGCTACACCTATTCATGGCGTCGCTGCTGCAAGTAAAAATTTAGAAAATTATGGACAAAAAGGAATAAACACCCCTGATACTATTGTAGCAAAATGGACAACAGGAAAACCAAATCCACAATATTCAGCAGTATTGCAAAAATTCCTAGGTGAAGGTGTTAAAGGCGACACGCAATTAGATCTTTCTGATCCTTCAATCAGAAAGAAAATCCTTATGGCAAAATCTCAAGTTGAATCTGGAGCTGGTAAACCAGTTTACAAAGATCATGTTTTTGACAAAGGTGTTAATTACGAATATCCTGAAACAAAACAACAATCTGGTCAAACTCAACAACAACAATCACAACCACAACAAACTCCTTCCGCAGCTCCATCTGGTGGGGGTGGTGGAGAACAACCACAAGCTCAATCTACTGAAAAACAAGGACCTACTGAACGTTCTTCTCCTGATGAAGATAAACAATTCCTTCAATCTAGACAAGTTGGTGGCGGAAGTTTCACTGGCGTAAATGCTGACAAATTAAATTCAGATTTTGTTCACAAATTAGTAGAAGGTATTAAGTTTGCTGAAAAGGCTTCTGGTGAAAAGATTGGTATCACTGAAGGTTATAGAACACCTGAAACACAAGCACAATATTATGCTAATTATGTTAAACATCCAATTGAATATCAAGGTAAAACATACAATCCAGATCCAAGAACTGGTAGTGGTGGTTTAGCAGCGCCTCCTGGTCAATCTAATCACCAAAAGGGAATGGCTGTTGATATTTCAAGCGGAAGGGCACGAGAAATTCTTAGAGCAAATGCTTCAAGATTCGGCTTAAGAACTCTTGGACAAAAAGACCTTCCACATTTTGAATCTGGGTCTGGTAGTGATGAGTCATCACAAGCATCTCAAGGAAGCACAGGACGTTCATACCAAACACAAGGCAGCATGGGCGGAGGAGGTGGTGGTTATGGTGGCGGAATGGCTATGGGAATGCAAAGACCAATGATGGGTGGCATGGGCATGGGCATGAACCCAATGATGGGAATGATGATGGGTGGTAGAATGGGTAGAGCTGCTGGTATCGGTGGTCTCATAGGTATGGGCGCTAATATCTTAGGAAATATATTATCACCAAGAGAAGAAAGAATGCCTTCAGCCAGATATGCTCCAACACCACCACCAAGAACATCAAGAGAATTAGAAAGAACAGCAGTTCAAGATAAAGTTGATGAAAGAAAACCACAACAAACTAATGCTTCTGCCCCTCAACAGAATACACAACAAGCTAGACAACAACCTGTTAATGATCCTAACAAGAGAAATAAAGTTACATCCGCTAAGAATCCATGGGCTGATGATCTTCGTAAATATTATGAAAAGTCTATGGCATCATAAAAAAGG